ACAGTTCAAGACATCTTTGAGGCAAGTGCAGAGCTTAGAACAGCAAACGCTCCCGCTCCTTACTATGGTGTCTTTCACCCGAAGCAGATATTCAACGTAAAGAAGTCTTTGACAAACACCTTTGTTGGTAGAGATACCGAACTGTCAAACGAAGCCATGAGAAGTGGTTTTGTTGGAACGATTGCGGGTGTTCAGATATTCGAATCCTCAAACATATCTGTGGATGGTTCTGATGACTCAATCGGTGGTGTGTTCTCTCAAGACGCTCTTGCACTAGCAATGATGCAAGACCTCAAGCTTGAAACACAAAGAGATGCTTCATTAAGAGCAGATGAAATTGTTGCTACTGCCGTGTATGGAGTTAGTGAAATCCATGATTCTTATGGAGTTAAGTTAACAGCTGACACACTAGCTACATAATAACTATGGGGTGGGAAACCACCCCTTATTTTTAAGGGACAATAATTATGGAAATGGTCAAGCTTGTTAAAGGCGATAGAGTAATCGAAAGACGAAGAGTGGATTACGAAAACAATATCAACATTTGGGGTTTGCGAGGGTGGACACTTGATGAAGGTAAACCAAAAGCACCCAAAGCAGAACCAAAGCCAGTGATGGAAGAAGCACCAAAGCCTAAGAAAACAAAAAAGGCTGACTAATGGCTACAAACGAATTTAACGTTGCCAACACCAGTCTGCAGAAAATACAACCAGATATTTTGGGTTTCGGGGTGACAGATTTCGCAGACCAATTACAGTTTGCTGAAAATGATGTTTTAAGACGTGTCAGAGAAGAATGGTGGGAAAGATACAGGCACACTGTACGCTATAAGGACATAACCAAGATAACATCTGTTGAAATGGATAGTTCTAAACTCACAGACTCACAATGGACACAATCAGTGGTTTATCTATGCCTGTGGAAATATGTGTATCCCATCCTAACGAAATGGCGTGACCCGGACACAGGCGAGGGCAAAGATGCATTTCAAGTTCAGATAGATTTCTACCGAGACCGATATGAAGAGGAGTTTCAAGCGATACTCAGAGATGGGGTTGAATACGATGAAGATGGTGGTGGGACTGTATCAGACTCCGAAAAAGAGCCAATTCATCATTTGAGATTAGTTCGCTGATGGCAGTTGATGTAAAAGTAGATGTGAACAGCATCGAACTCACAAACTTTCTAAAAAGGATATCAAGAAAGCAAAAAGCAGTTATAAAAAAGGGTCTTAACAGAGTTTCTAACATGGCTATCCTTATGATTACAAAAAGAACGCAAAGTGGTCAAAAGCCAGATGGTGGTAGGTTTATCCCATACACAAAAAAATCAGCTCAACTCAGAAGAAAAAAAGGTAGGCAGACAGCATTTGTTGACTTAACTGACACCGGGCAAATGTTCCGAAGTTTGGATTTCAGACAAAAAGGATTCAAGAACACCTTGCTTTTCACTAATAAAGAAAGAGAACAGATAGCCTTTCGTCACGACACTCTGGGCGTTGGAAAAAGAAAAACCAGGAGACCTTTTTTCGCAATCGGTAACAGAGAAGAAGACAAAATCAAAGATGAGTTCGCAAGTTTTTATTTTAAAGAAATGAGACTATGAGCAAAAGAGAAAGCATAGCCGGAGACATAATAACTAAGCTTGATGCGGTCACCAGTCCTATTGAGTTTAAAAAAATAACCCGAGAGCCATTTGAGGTTGAGGAACTCTCTGATGCACAGTTCCCGGCACTGTTTATTCAGTCGGGTGATGAAACAAGAGAGGTTTCAAGCATAGGCGATACAGGAGCGGGAACATATAGAGGGACAATAGACTTTTTAATTGTTGCTTTTGGTAAAGGGACGGATTCAAATATAGACACAGTAAGAAACCAAATTATAGAAGTGGTTGAAGAAACTCTGGATAATGATATAACTAGAAATGGAAATGCGATAGATACTCAGATTGTTGAGGCTTCAACCGACGAAGGAACAATATATCCGTACGGAGGGGTTAGAATAACCGCAAGGGTAATATATGAATTTACTAGAGGGAGTGCATAATGGCTAAAAATGTAACTATGAAAAAAGGCGAAAGTATTATAAAATGCGTTGAAGACCATGTAGAACATTTTGAAAAAAATGGCTATAAGGTACATGAAGAAAAGGCGGTTGCTAAAAAAGTCGAAAAACCTAAAGAAGAAAAGGAGTAAATAAATGGCTACACATCACGGAAAAGAAGGGGTTGTAACTATTGGCGGTACTACGTTAGGTAATGCCACAGGGTTCACAGTCGACACGACCCATGACGTTGTTGAAGACACAGCTCTAGGTAATTCAATGAAATCATATTTAGTTGGAAGGGGTACTTATACTTTCAGTATTGATATGAACTTTGATGAAACCGATAGCGGTCAAACATCGTTAGTACAAGGAGCAGAACTAACGTTTGCTTTCTTGCCAGAAGGTAATGAGTCTGGAGATAGAAAGTTTAGTGGTACTGGAATTGTTACTGGAATGTCTGTAGGCGTTACATTGGATGGTGTAACAACTAGAACTGTATCTGGTCAAGGGAATGGCGGTCTTACCATAGGCACAGTGTAAGTAAATGACAGATGAAAAGATTGACTACTTTGATGGTATTCGTGACCATTTTAGTCAGCTAGACACACAGATTATTGAGGTACCAGAGTGGGGTTTGACAGGCGATAAAGCTATTCATACCAAGCCTTTTAACATGCTTGAGAAGCAAAAGATATTTAAAGGTGCTACGAATACAGATTTGCTTGTACTTATTGACGTTATCGTTGAAAAAGCCTTAACAAAAGATGGCGAAAAGATGTTTAACGCTTCTCACATTCTTTCCTTCAAAACAAAAGCTGATACAAATGTGATTGCAGACGTTGCCACAAAGATAATGGGAACTGGAAATGAAAATATTGAGGATTATAAAAAAAACTAAAGAATGATGCAGAGTTATATAATATCTTTGGTTTAGCCGAAAAGCTACATAAGACAGTTTCCGAAATCTTGCAAATGTCAGTTGAGGAATTTAATATGTGGATTGCATACTTTCAAATCCAACATGAGGAACGAGAACGACAAGAACGACTAGCAAAGGCAAGCAGATAAGTGGCAACAAAACAAGTAAATATAGACATTATAGCGAAGGATAAGACCCGGCAAGCTATGAGGTCAGCCACAGTGGGCATCAACAACCTCAAGCAGTCTGTTTTCAACTTACAAAATGCTCTTGTTGGAATAGGTGGTGCGTTTATTGCAAAAAGCTTTATTGATACTGGTCGTGAAGTTGAAAGATTACAAACAAGGTTTAAATTTTTATTTTCTGACGTTCGAGAAGGTGAAAAAGCATTTAAGGGATTAATAAAGTTTGCAAGTGAAGTTCCTTTTAGTTTAGAGGAAATACAAAGAGGGTCAGCAAATCTTGCGGTTGTTTCAAAAGATGCTGATGAACTCAATAAGCTTCTTAAAATAACAGGCGATATTGCAAGTGCTTCTGGCTTAGACTTTCAAACAACAGCCGAACAAATCCAAAGGACATTTTCTGGTGGTATTAATTCAGCCGATTTATTTAGGGAAAGAGGTGTTAGGGCATTACTAGGATTTGAAGCGGGTGTAGCGATAAGTGCTGAACAATCCCGAAAACATATAATGAAAGCATTTGAAGAGGGTACATTATCAGTAGTGGGTGCTAGTGAAACAATGGCACAGACGTTCGATGGTACTCTCTCCATGATAGGCGATAAATTTAATTTATTTAAAATGGCGGTTATGGATGCAAAACCATTTGAGTTTTTAAAAGCGTCAGCACAAGTACTTAACAATGAGTTAGACAAAAATTTTGGTGCAATAGAAAAATCAGCGGAAGCAATAGGTCAAGCAATCGTAGCAACAACTGTTAGAACACTTTTATTCGCAACAGAGATAATTGATACATTTAAACCAGTTTTTAAATTTATAGGTGATTCGATAGCGGGTTTGGTAAATTTTGTTAGAGCGTTACCACCACCTATAGACACATTAGGCGTTATCGGCTTTTTAATGCTTGGTATCAAAGGGAAACTTTTAGTCGGTGTAATAGCGGGTGTTATGAACAGCATAAATAAAATTATGGCTGAAGTAATGGATGCAACCGCCAGTATGCAAGAGCAACTAAACAAAATAACGCTATTCCGAAGTCAAGAGTCCATCGATGAAGTTGCTGAATCAGTTAGACTTTTAAGACAAGAAGCAGAAGCACTCAGAAACCCGGTGAAAGATATGGGTGAAGATGTCGAAAACATGGGAAAGAAAAGCAAAATAGTCTTTGAGAGTCTTGGCGTAGAAATTGACAAGGCAAGGGTAAAAGAAGATTCATTAGTCTTTTCATTTGTAGAGCAATTAAAAAAAATTGATGCTCTCATGGCAAAAAATAAGGAAGCGTCAGAGGTAGCAACAGAAAGTTCAAATGCAAGAAAAACCGCACTTAGTGGAGAAAAGGCACAAGCCGAAGCATTAACAGGGGTCTATGCAAATTTCGCAAAAGGCTTTGAAGACGCAATGAATAAACAAAAAGATATGTTTAAAGAGGTTCAAGATATAGGTGCATCAACGTTTGGTAAACTTAAAACGACACTGACAGATTTTGTCATGACGGGAAAACTAAGTTTTAAAGATTTAGGAACTTTTGTCGTGAGGAGTTTTGTCGAAATGCTTATAGGTGACGCAATAAAAATGGCATTTGCTAAATCTAGTGCAATGTTCAAAGCAAAGGCAATAAAGGATGCAATGGTTAGTCTTTATGGTGGAGCGATGAAAACTTTTGAAAGTATACCATTTCCATTTAATATTGTTGCTGTTGGGGGAGCGTTAGCATTTGGTGCTTCTTTGATAAATAAAATGAAGGGTTTTGAAAAGGGTGGTAGACCGCCAGTAGGACAACCAAGCATCGTGGGTGAAAAGGGTGCAGAACTCTTCGTTCCAGACCAAGCCGGGACAATAGTGCCAAATGATAAACTAGGTATGGGAAAGCAAGTCACAGTAAATTTCAATATTAATACTGTGGATGCCAGAGGGTTCAATGAACTATTAGTCAACAGTCGGGGTGTAATCGTAAACCTTATTAATAGTGCAATGAATGAAAAGGGTAAGATGGCAGTCGTATGA